ACATTTTCTTTTTTGTTTGCATCAGCAAAATCTATTAATCTCTGACACTCATCAGAGGAGATGAAATTTTCCTCGATATAAGGTAAACTCATATTGTTATAGTATTTCTCTTAGTTCTATACTCTGGATCGTTATAATTTGGTGTGTCTGGTGCAGTATCTGGATTAAAGTTTGGATCAGGATAATCTTTCCAACTCTCACCTTCATACTCAACATACAGTGGATTTACATCTTTTCTTGCAGCATATACATGATAGAAACAATTTACAGGCATTCCTCCCTGTGCTTGTAGATAAATGAATTGATCATCCCATCTTTTTACAATCACATCTTGATGAGCACCAATCGGTTGTAGTTGAACTGAGATACTCTCAACATCAACAAGATCTTTCCAATAATCTGGTAACTTTATTATCTTCTCACCCCTAACTCTACCTCTATGATAGACACCAACCTCTGGGCCTTCAATACAAGCATATCTAAGTCTCCATCCTTCTTTACTTGGGTGTTTAATGTCAAAAGGTTTTGGTGAAGCATCTGCTGCAGCAAATCTACTTGCAAGTCTCCCTTTGTTACCACAATCCACACTCCCTGTAACAAACATATCACCAACAATATGCACAGTATCAATTGAAGATCCACCAGATACTCTTAGACCATTTGCGGTTCCACCATCACCTCTAATATCAACGTTACCTCTTGTGCGTATTGCTCTGGGTGTTCCAATAGTGCTTTCTCTACCAACCATCAAGGTTGCATTTGCTTTGGAAAAGTCACCATCATTTCCAATCTGTGTATTACCTTGAATATATGCAGTATGATCTACTTTATCTGCTCCTACTCCTAATGCTTTAGGAACTATCTTTTTGGCAGCAACAATAAGTTGCCCACCGTATGCGAATATTTCGTCGAATGCAAATGCCATGTTACTCCTTGTTTACTTCTGCGGGTTCTGGTAGTTTTAATTTAGACATCGCACAGGAAACTCCCTCAATAAGTGGTGATAACATTTGAGTTCCAAGACCACCTCTAATTGTCATCAATCCCGATGTCATAACTTTACAAGATTGCTTTCCATCTATTGTAACATTTTTTGAGTCAAGTTTCAAGGTCTCATTTGCATTAGCCCAAAGCACACCATGTGGAGCATTACCATTAGCAATGAGTTCAATATCAAGTGCCTCTAATTTAATCTTACCATTTGCTGCCTTTAATGTTATGTCACCATTCTTTGATAGAATCATGACTGCTTGTTGTTGTTGGGTTAAATCATCTCCCGTCTCAATAAAAGTTGCACCAGGTGCACTCATTAAAGTATAACCTGTGCGTTCACCATCTTCATCAAAGCACATAAAATGTCTACCATCTCTTGCTTCTATGGCAACACTCGAAGTAACATCACCTTTTGGGCTTAACTTACCAAAAGTGATGCTGCCATTCATGGCACTCCATACTTGATTCCAGAAATTCTTTTTAGCAGACATTAGTATCCTCCTCCATATCCACCACCGCCACCACCGCTAGGTGTACTAGGTGTTGATGGTGCTGGTGTTGATGGTGTGCTTGGTGCTGGTGTTGATGGGGTTGAATATCCACCACCAGTTGCTGGTGTTGTAGTTGTTGATGGTGTTGCTGGAGTGGTTGATGGAGCACTTGTTGGTGTGGTAGAGTAACTTCCTCTTGATGGAGAACTTATAGCTTCTATAGTATCTTCTTGAGTTTCAGTCTCTTCTATTTGACTTGGAGCAATCGCACCCTCAATAGGTCTCTTCTGAACACTGGCAAGTTGAGTATCATAAACAACAATATTAGTTCCAGAATTAACAGAGGTTCCTGCATATCTAATACCATTTACATAATATACATTTCCATAGTATGGTTTGCCATCAACGTAACCATTAATATTTAACCCAACAAGATCATACACCTGAACCACATCTGTAATCACAGGTTCAATTGGTTGTGGATCACGAATGATATCAAAATTAGGAACAAAAGTAGCATTAACTCCTGTCTCTGTATTCATTCTAATTTGTGGTAGTTCTGTAAATCTACCTCCCTTATCAACAGATACCGATTTTATCTTCCCGAAAGGATCACAATTATATGAGAGAACACTACCATTACTTGGTATGATCTCTATCTTATCAACACCACAATTATGGTTAAATCCTGCATTTGTAACAGTCACACCTGTGAGTTCTAAAACAGCAGGATATTGAGGAACTGTTTGTGCTGGTGGAAGATAACCTTGACCACTATCTTTAATAATTACTTTTACAACAACTCCATTCTCAATTATAGTTTGGAGAACAGCACCACTACCGTTATTACAAGGATCAAGAACTTGAACCTGTGGTGGTGAAGTATATCCAAAACCACCACTCACAAGATCAACTGCAATTAAATTACCACTACCATCTACAACTGGATTAGCACTTGCTCCAACACCACCACCTCCAAAGAACTTGAGTTTTGGCGGGCCACAAGGTTGATCACCAGTTAAACAGGGATCAGATCTAAGTAGATTTTTGGGAGTTAATGCATTGACTTCATTAATTGTCAAAAATCTAACCTTCTCATCACCATCAATAAAAATAAATTCTGTCTCTGGATTTAATTGTGCATATGCATTTGCATCAGCAATAGATACATCTTTAATGTATCCATCAGTTTCGCTGATGTATCCTACTTTAATATTATCAAATGACGTTTGTGTTATTGGCATTATTCTAAGCTCTCTTTAACTGTGTCAAATATAACATCGTGTGGTGTTGTGGTGTGTGCAATACCAACCATCTTAACAACACTTCCATCTTCTCTTGTATGAGAGTGGAACGGGCCATAGTATGGTTGACCTTTAACGTAACCAACTAGATTAGTTAGGTCTTTTGTTCTTGACTTTGGTTTAGCAAATACTTTCTTTATTGTAACACCTTTTTTGCTGGAACTCAACTTCTCAACACTAGTTCCATAAGATTTCCTATCAGGAACAGAGTTTGCAGTGTTCTGTGCAGAGTTTGCAATAGATGAAGTACTAGGTTTATCTGAGGATCCACCACCATTTTGCATAGTGAACGTGTCATTCGGTGAGCATTCTGATTTAGGGTCGCAATCAAATATCTTAGTGATTGAATTGACAAAATTTAGAGATGTTGCAATATCAAAGTTCATACCACCTAATGCACCTAAACCTAACCCACCTGATAGTGGGCCAGAAATGGCAGCACCTTGACCAGCAATGGCACTCAAGATTCTTGGATTAGTCGCTGCTAAACTACCAGAAGAGGAAACTAAATTAGGGATATCACCAATATCAATCGCTCCAAAAACAAGACCGATCCCAGTCAAAAGATTTTCATTAACACCTAATATGTTTGAAGTTAATGCTAATCCTGCTGCTATACCATCTGGATCTGATTTATCATTAATTAATAATAAAGCATCCGCAATCAACTGCTGATTGTCTGGTGTATTCTGACCAGCAGAATCAATCAATGAAAGTAATCCACTACCCCAAGTACCATCTGACCAATAACGATTTGCACCTCCAACACTATTAGGATCTATTTTGGCTTCATCTGCTAGAGTTTGAGTTATACTTAAAATCAAAGCACCAGAAGATAGAGATGCTAAAACATTATTTTCGTTTATTGCATTATCAATAGTTCCTATGTTTTCTGATCCAGTTTCTGTTGATGATCCTCCAAGAGAATTTTGAATTTCATCAACCACAGGGCCAATCGCACTATCAAATCCCGACATAATAGTATTAATTGTTCCTCCCAATACCTCACCGATAATTTCTTCTGTCTCACAGAGAGGTGTGGGTCTATAGAATCCATCGGCAGATGGTGGTGGAACATCATTAGAACCAGATGTATCTAAAGTAGGAACACTAGGTATCACTGCTGATGTGCTCACACCAGCAACTCCTGCTTCAGATATGGCAGCATTAGCAGCAGCATCTTCTGCCTTCTTTTTCTTTCTATTAAAAGCATTCTTCAATGCAGCAGCAAGTAATCCTATGAGTGCAATTCCTGCTAACTTATTAAACATACAGGCAATTTTTTCAAGACCTTTTACTTTTTTATCTAATACGTCTAATTTATGTGAAGGTGGAGTTACATTTTCTAATGGTAATAATTTTTCATTAAATTCTTTAGTTGTGAACTGTTGAACTTTACCCATTATTCCTTTCATATATTTTGCCATCTCCTCAGCCCCTTCTTCAATTGCTTGATCTATATCTTTATTATTTTCAATAATAGGTAAACCAGCAGCGAGGTCAGCATCTAAAAGAGATTGTTGAAACTTTTCTATCTTAGCAGATATTTTTTCTATGACTGTCTGTATATTTTTCACCTCAGATTGATTATCTGGATCAGGGCAAGCAAGTGCATGTTTTTCCTCTAGAACTTGATCTTTCTTTTTGTCAGCAGTAGTTTTTAAATTATTTGCATCTGACGATTCTTTCGTTACATTTTCTTTTGATGGTGAACTATATGCATCATTTCCTGCTTGTTTGGGTGAAAGATCTGCATCCTTAAGATGTTTTTGTTCAGCAGGTTCCTCCTTCATCATCTTAGAGTAGAAACTCACTGGAGTAAAGTTTTGGCCACCACTACCCTCAGTTCCCATTCTTCTTTCAAGTTTAGTCTTAGCATTGTTACCAAGACAACCCATAATTATTGGAGCTTGTTGATCCTTTCCATCAAGAAAGAAACCAAAAACAAAACTACCTTGTTTGATGGCAGGTGTTTGATATGATCCACCATGACCAGTTCCAGCAGTCACAGGATACATCACCTGAGCCCAAGGAAGTTGCTCTGCAGTTACATCAGATTCTTCTTGCTCATGTTGACCAATTATTCTAACCTTATATCTGTAACCCCATGCTGGCATCTCCGAAACTTCTTCAAACTTAGATGGGTTTTGATTTTCTCTCCACGTTGAATCATCAGCAACCTGGCCTATAAACCAAAGAAAACTGCTACCTAAAAAACCAGGATTAAATAGTGATCCTCCCTCCATTTTTTAATCGTCGTATACCCTACACTCAAATGAATCAGGATGATTATCGCAATATATTTCTAAATGTTTATCCTCGTGACGAGTATGCCAATCATTGATCTTACCATCATTAGGTTCTACTTCTTCTTCTGTGTGATCATGAAATGCATCATTGTGAAGTTTTAAATCTGATTCAGTATACTCTAACATACCATGATTAACGTGCTCTTTCCCATCTTTAGGATCAATGTTTGCATGGCTTAGATCTTGATTTGGAATTTTAGTAGTCATAGTTAAACTCTCGTAGTGTGATTACCTTTTCTACCGAAGGAATCTCTTGCTAAGTTTAACTTAGTATAGGTTCCATCAGCATTGACGAAGTGGCATAAATCAGCTATAATATATAGACCTCCACTTTCCCTATTCACTGTATCATCTTTCTCTGCTTGAACGGAGAATATGTCAACAAATATTACATCCCCTGCGTGTAAACTAAAATCTCCAGCGATAGTTATCTCCATCATACCAGAAAAAAGTTGATTGTATCTACGAATGGCTTGATTTAATGTTGAGATGGCCTTAAAATTATCTGCCGTGTTTGCCTTTATTTGTTCCTCAGTGCTTTCAACACCAGGTAAACTTCCACTATCTACCATGTATAATGTGGTTCTAGTAAATTCATTCTTATTTTCACCATCAAATTTAGTATTAAATTTAGGAAGACCCTTACCTACTGATTCTATAGCATCTTCTTGACCATAAGCACTATGAGTCTCCGTCATATACTTACAATTATATGAATCAAACAAAACAATTTTAGTTTTGTAAGCACCCATATTCATTTTTGATTGAACATTAAGTGTTGAATTTGATTGATATTTTAATATCTTACCATCATAACCAACAGGAGTTCCTTGTATATCAGTAGAATTATTAAAAATATATGACTTCTTTTGTTTCTGATTGAATAAACCCTCTAGAGATTTAAAATGAAAACCTTCAGAAGTCTCAAAGAAAAGAAATCCAGCACTCCTTCTATCATAATCAACAGGGATACCTTGTTTAGAAAGAAGGTTCATCATATAGTAAGGTTTACGACCATTACCAATAAAATTATATTCATTAAGAGAATCTTCAATATGCAATTCCTTCTCTGTCTTTAGATTCTTCTCCAATATTTGTTTAATATGCTCAGATACTTTTCCGTTAAATCTAGAACGCAATCTTGTGTCACCCATTTCATTGAGAAGAAATTCTTCAGATACTAATTCTATACTAACTACATTCTTCTGTGAGTCTTCATATATGGGAGTCACTGTGTTAACATTCATATCTACCTTAATTTTATTCTCACTATTATCTTCAAACTCTAATCTAAAATCTTCTGTTCCTACAATAGGGAGACCTTCTATTGCTGACTTACCTTCAACAGCATTACCAACATCACCATAAACAATATTAGCTTTAACAGAATCTTGTAAGACACTTTCATAATAAGTCATACGAAGTATTCCATTAACTAAACTTGCGTTTAATGGTTTACCTTTATTAGGCCCTTCCTGTTGATCTAATTTAAAATTAGAAGTTATATCTGCCTTTGTAATCTTAGATGGGCCTGATTTTTTTGCATTATTAATTTCCATATTATTATTTACCTCCGTACAATGCTAATTCAGTATCATCGATCATAGAGGTTCTTGATCTACCACGAGATCCACCACCACGATTCTTAACTGCAACTGATGTGGATTGTACAACTGGAACTGGAATAAACTTAACCCCACCTGCATCTTCTTCGTAGGTTGTTTCTTTTGCTACTTCTACAGCATCATTCTTCTTACCACCTCCTTGAACATCATCAAGAACCATATCTTTTTTAGTATCATCAACTTTTGCATTACTGCTATCTTTTTTAATATTGTCTCCTTCCTTTTCTCCACCAAAGAATGACTTAACAAGAAGAGGAACCATTGCAAACGGATTATATAGTTGAAGAAGATTAGGTATTGTATCTCCTATACCTGGTAATTTAACTTGAACTCCAAGAACTTTAGGTAATTTAATCATATGTTCTTTCTTAAAGTTGTTAATGAAATTAACGAATCCACTCTTCATAAAGTCAAATACAAATTTACCACCCTTAAAGATAGTCATAAGTGTATCTTTTAATTTCTGCCCTGCTGCAGCCCATCCTTTACCAAACATTCCTTCATAAAGTAAATCGCCAACAAACACACCAATTGTTTCACCAATTAGTGTTCCTAAAAAAGGAATAGGTATGAGAGTTCCAAGTGCACCACCTAATGCAGCACCTAAACCCTTGAATATTGCTTGAGTTGCTGGTTCTCCAGATAAAAGAGATACAATAGTGATGACAAGAGGCCCTACAATTGGAATCTTACTAAAGAACTTAGATGCAAAAGGTTTAGCTGCCTTGAAACCTGGTGCAATGAAACTCGCTGCCTTACCAAATATCTTCGCAGCAAATCCACCGACCTTTGCCATACCTTTAGATGCTAATCCTGCTCCCTTTTGAAATAATTTTGTTGCACCTCTAGCAAAATTCGGAAATAATTTAGCTACTAGTTTTGCACCTCTTTTAATAAAATTCTTAACGAGTTTAAATGCATTCTTTATATTTTGAATTACTCCTTTGATTATTCTTTCATATACAAATTTAAATACTATAGCACCATTGATTAGATTCCTTACATTCTCCATGAACGTATTGAATTTTTTAGCACCCTCTTCACCAAAAATTTTAGTGACCATTTTCTCTGCACCATCAGCAATCTTATATCCAACATCAATAGCAGTTGCTAAGATATTAACAATAAATCCAGCACCACCTATGATTGTATCAAACAATGGTTGTGCAAATTTAAAGAGACCAAGAACCTTTTTAAGTTGAGGAGCAAATTCTATTAGTTTCATTATAACAACACCGTATATAAATTTCGTGATGAATCCAAATACTCCACTCAACAATCCAACACCAGGCACTTTAACCTTACCTATTCCACCACCTTTTTTCTTTGGTTCATCTGGTTTCTCTACATCAGCTTCTTGTGCTGCACGTTTATCTTTCTCTGCTGCTTTTCTTTTTTTCTGTGCTGCTTTATCTTTTAACACAAGACCACCTTTCATTGCCTCTGCAATAGCAGTTACATCCTTACTAATCTTTACTATTCTTGTATCAGTTTCTTTCGCATCTATTTCTGCTTGTACTGCTTGCAACTTCTGAGGATCTTTTGCGGG